ATGGGACTAACGCTGTTGATGCAACAGTAGAAATTAGTAATGACAATGGATCAACTTATTATAAAATTGCAAGTACAATATCTGTACCTGCAGATTCAACATTAGATTTAATTGGTAGACCTATCTATTTAGATGAAACAGATTTAATAGCTGTTACAGCTGGCGCAGCCAACGACTTAGCTTTTCATGTTTCATATGTAGAAATGGTAGATTAATTTTAAGGAGGAAAGATAATTAATGCCTAGAATAATTAAACCAGCAGTGGGAAGTTTTACAGCATCAAACATAACTGTTGACTCATCTGGAAGAGTTGTAGCAGCAACCTCAGGTGCAGGTGCAGCTAACATGGTTAAAACTTTTGAAGCATCAACTGATGGAACTGCAACATTTACAGCTCAAGCTACAACAAGTAAAATTCACGTATATTTGAAAGGTGCTGGTGGTGGCGGTGGAGGTGCCTCATCAGGAACTGGAAAAATTGGTGGACTAGGTGGATTTGGATTTTTTAATATACCTGTATCACAACCTTATTCTGTGCCTTTTACATTAGGTAATGGAGGAAGTGGAGGACAATCTGCTTTATCACCTACTACTAATGGACAAGCTGGTACAGCTTCTAGTTTTAATACAAATTTAGTTGCAAATGGTGGCGGTGCTGGTGGAACTAATACTGGAAGTATAGGAACCACTGGAACTTTATCAAATGAAAACATTGCTTATATTGATGGAAACCCTTACGCTGATGCCTCTGGAGTTTCTGCTTCACCTGTTGGTAGTGCAAGAGTTCCAACTGGTAGTCCAGATCTTGTTGCTGGTTCAGGTACTTTTAGCCAGTTAAATGGTGATGTAAGATACCAAATTGCTGGAATAGGTGGAAGCGGCGGATCAGGACCACAAAACCCTGCACACTATGGTGGTTCCAGTGGAAAAGACGGATCAGTAGTTGTGTATGAGGACATAGGTTAATATTATGGCTTATTTAGTTTTTAAAAATGAAGATGGCACACCTAAATCTTATGAAAGTTTTATTGCAGGTGCAAAAACAGATGAAGATTTATTATTAATTAATAAATCAAATCCTATTACGGTTCAAACTGTTGATATAACAGATGCAGAGTATGATGCTTTTTTAGATGGATCTAAAGAATTAAGAATAGAAAATGAAAGTGTTTCTTTTGTTGATTCTCCAGAAAACACTGAATTACAAACGTCTCATGCAAAATTACAAGCTAATATAGATGAATATAAAGACAGATTAAACCAAACTATGAGTAAAAAACCAACTCATTCTCAAACAAGTAAATTACAAGAAGCTCTTACTTTTATAAATAGTCTTGATGCATCAAGTTACACTTACCCTACAACAAGTCTTTACAATAGATGTAGAGAAGCAGGAAAGTGGATTAATTTTCACGCTATATAAAAACCTTTACTTTTTAATATAAGTATATATATTTCTCTTCAGAATTATGAAAGATAATATAATACAATTTTTGTATCCTAAAAAAACTAAACCTGTTCTTGAAAATGCTTTTCCAATAAAAGCTGTACAGAATATACCCGAATGGTTTAAAAAATTAGAACACTCAAATAAATTAAAAACTATAAAAGGCTGTATTCCTGTTTTAGATTCACTATCTGCTGGATATATATTAAGAATGCCACAAGATTTTTATTTGAAACATAATTATACTCAAGGCACTCAAAAAGATTCTTCTGTTAGGTTTTCATATGGAATGGAACCAGCACATATTCATAGTTTAGGATTAAATTTAAACACTAATAATCCGGCTATTCACCCTTTAAAACAATTAGGTGGTAAAGAAGGTGGGTGTCCTTTTATTGAAAAAAATAAAAATCTACCTCTTTATAAAATAGTTAACCCATTTAAAATTAAAACGCCTCCAGGATACTCATGTTTATTTGTTCCTCCATTAAACAACAGAGATGATAGGTTTGAAATTATATCTGGAATAGTTGATACAGACACTTTTCCCACTTACATTAATTTTCCTATTATTATAAATGGAGATAAATACCCTACTTTAGAAACAGTTATTGAACAAGGAACTCCTTATGCACAAGTAATACCTTTTAAAAGAGATAATTGGAAAATGAAAATAAAAGAAGATGAAGTAGAAAAAGCAGTTAGTGATTTATCAATATTAGGTAAACTAGTTTATGTATATAAGAATTTTTTTTGGAGTAAAAAATCATGGAAATAGATAAATTTATTAAAGTATATGATGATTGTTTTGAAGTCGAAAAAGTTGCTAGTTTAGTAAAATATGCAACTAACAAAATAAAATTTCAAGATGCAGGGACAATAGGATTAGATCCTAAAAAACCTACTGTAGAAAAAACTATTAGAAATACAGAGGTCTATGGTTTTAATGTAGATAGTAATAGTTTAACTTCAATGCATTGGGGTCATTATTTACGTCGTATTGTTTCTAATTGTTTTCATAGATACAACAAAGAATTTAAAACTTCAGCTACAATTATATCATCAGTAGAAATTTTAAAGTATAAAGAGGGTGGTTTTTATAAAATACATACTGATCATCATGCTTCAATTCCTAGAACTTTAAGTGTAATTATATTTTTAAATAACGATTATGAAGGTGGAGAGTTAAATTTTCATAATGTGTTTAATGATGAAATATATCAAACAATTAAACCATCTCCAGGTAGATGTGTAATGTGGCCTTCTAATTTTATATATCCACATTCTGTATCACCAGTTACGAAAGGAACGCGTTACGCGATTGTATCATGGCTAACTTAAAGTGGAAATATAAAGTAATACCTAAACTTCTTAATTCAGCTGAATTAAAACTTGCTCATGAATATTGTAAACAAAGACATATAACAAATACAGATAGTTTTGATGAAAGACAAAATAATTGTGGTGATACTTATTTTTATAAAGATCCGTTAATACAAGTGTTTTTAAAAAATAAAAAGAAAATACTAGAAAAAAACATTAATTTAAAATTAAATGAAACGTATACGTTTTGGCGATGTTATACGTATGGTGCTAAGTTAAAAAAACATATAGATAGACCAGCTTGTGAATTAAGTGTTACAGTCTTTATTGGATCAGATGGAGAATATGAATGGCCTATTTATATGGATGGTAAAAAAATTGATTTAAAACCAGGAGATGGTGTGATATATAGAGGTTGTGATATTTTACATTGGAGAGAGCCTTATGAAGGAGATTATCACATACAAGCTTTTTTACATTATGTAGACGCTAATGGAAAATATGCAAACCATAAAGGAGATAATATAAATGAAAATCTTACAAAATAAAAAAGATGGTTCTGGTAGAATTATTTTCACTAATCAAGAAATTGAAATTTTAAAAAACAAAGGTTATTTTGAAGTAAGTGCTGATACTTTAAAACATATATCTACCCATTTAGTAAAACTAGCTGCTGAAATTCATGAGTATTTACCAGAAGAAACTCTTTCCGTAGAGTCTTTTGAAAATCAGCATATACAACTTGAAGAAAAATAATCCGTAGATTTTAACAAAAATCTATAATATAGTCCCGATATGCTACAAAAAATAGGATTTCAGCCAGGTATAAATAAACAGATCTCAGAAACCGGAGCCGAGGGGCAATGGGTAGATTGTGATAATGTTAGATTTAGGTATGGTACACCTGAAAAAATAGGTGGTTGGAAACAATTAGGAACTGATGATTTAACAGGAGCCGCTAGAGGTTTACATCATTTTGTAAATAGTTTAGGTAGAAAATATGCAATCATAGGAACTAATAGAATTTTATATGCATATTCAGGAGGTATATTTTACGACATACATCCTATTAAATCTACAACAACTTTAACAAGCGCATTTAGTACAACTAATGGATCACCTACAGTTACAATAACTTTTTCGGGTGCACACAATATACAAGAAGACGATATTATTTTATTAGATAATTTTACATCAATTACTAACTCTGACTTTGGCGCATCTGATTTTGATGATAAAAAATTTATGGTAACATCTGTACCATCAACTACAACTTTAACAATAACAATGCCTTCTAATGAAACAGGAAGTGGTGCAACAACATCTGGTGGCATAAGAGTTCAACATTATTATCATGTCGGCCCTCCAGTTCAGGCAAAAGGATTTGGATATGGATTAGGATCTTGGGGTGGTGAAGCAGCTGGTGCAACTACATCTACTTTAAATGGTGCCATAAGTGATTCTGCAACAAGTCTTACATTAGCAGATGCATCTTTATTTCCTAGCACAGGAACTAACTTTGTTATCATAGGATCAGAAGAAATTTCTTATACTGGAGTTACCAGTAATACTTTAACAGGTTTAACAAGAGGAGTTGCTGGAACAACAGCAGCATCTCATAGTGATGGTGCAACGGTTACAAACTCAACAGATTATATTGCTTGGGGTGAAGCAGCATCTGGTGATTTAGTTATTGAACCTGGTATGTGGTCATTAGATAACTTTGGTGACAAAGCTATTTGTTTAATTCACAATGGTAGTGTTTTTGAATGGGATTCATCTTTATCAAATGCTACAACTACAAGAGCAACAATTATATCTGGAGCACCAACAGCGTCACGTCATATGATCGTATCTACTCCCGATAGACACTTAGTATTCTATGGCACAGAAACAACCATAGGTGATACAACAACACAAGATGATATGTTTATTAGATTCTCGGATCAAGAAGATATTAACACGTATACACCAACAGCAACCAATACAGCTGGTACACAAAGACTGGCTGATGGATCACGGATCATGGGTGCTATTAGAGGTAGAGATGCACTTTATGTTTGGACCGATACAGCTTTATTTACACAACGTTTTGTAGGTCAGCCATTTACTTTTGCGTTTGCACAAGCTGGAACTAACTGTGGATTAGTTGGACAGAATGCATGTGTGGAAGTTGATGGTGCTGCGTATTGGATGTCAGAGAATGGTTTTTTTAGATATGCTGGTAAGTTAGAATCATTACCGTGTTTAGTAGAAGATTTTGTTTATGATGATATAAATTTAGAATCAGGAAATCAAATGGTGTCAGCAGGATTAAATAATTTGTTTGGTGAAGTTATGTGGTTTTATCCAACATCAACATCATCTGTAGTAAATAGAATGGTAGCATTTAATTATTTTGATTCATCAAGAGAAAGACCTGTTTGGACAAATGGAACTTTGTCTAGAACTATGTGGGAAGATTCAGCCGTATTTGGTAATCCACATGCTACAGAATATGATGCAGATACAGATACATCTTTTGATGTTGTAGGCAACACAGAAGGTAGAACAACATACTATGAACACGAAGTAGGAACAGATCAAAATAAAAATGGAACTATAACTGCAATAACATCAAATATATCTTCAGGAGATTTTGATATTACACAACAAAGAACACAACGAGGCCAGTCCACAGGTGTTGCAACATTTAGAGGGGACGGAGAATTTTTAATGAAGATAAGAAGATTTGTACCTGATTTTATATCTCAAACTGGTGATACACAAATTACTTTAGAAGTTAGAAATTTTCCTAACGATACACAGGCTAGTTCTGCACTTGGACCTTTTACTGTAACATCATCCACACAAAAAATAGATACACGTGCTAGAGCAAGGGCTATTGCATTAAAAGTAGCAAACACATCATCTAGTCAAAGTTGGAAATTAGGAACTTTTAGGTTAGATATACAACCGGACGGTAGACGATAATGGCAAACATATTAACACCTTTTGGATTTACTCAAGCACACATGGATACAATAGATCAAATGAAAAAAGATCCAAGTTCTTTTGGATTTAAAAATCAATTTGATTATGCAAGAGCTTCTGGAAAAGACTTAGTAGATAGATCAATGCCTGGATTTGGCATACCTTCAGTAATAGGTCAGGTAGCTGCTACTCCTTTTTATGATGCGTATCAAGGTATACAAACAGCAAAAGAACCTTACTTACAAGATTTTACACAATATTCTGGAATTACTGATTATGGTGAAATGCCTGTAGGACCTTCTCTATCAGAAGTAGCAAAAGGAATTAAAGATCAAAAAATAGGAACTATGATGAGTGGTAGATTTTTAGGTGGTTTAGAAAGTTTATTAGATACAGGTAAAAATTATGCATCAAAAATTAGTGATGCTATTATTGGTCCTTTGAATGCTTACGAGTTTGATATAAATGATATAGAATCAAGAATAGAAGCAGCAAAAAAAAGAGAAGCCTTAAATAAACAAGGGTTATTATCTTTAGATGATGCAGGACTTATGACAGAACCCT